CGCCCTAACTGTGTTTCGGCGCGTAGGCGGGCGCTGGCGGCTGCCTGGTGGCTGGTGTGCGGGTCGCTTGCTCTGGCGGCAGGCGGCATCGCGTCAAATAGTGTGGGCTGGTCCATGTGGGCCTCCTGTGTTGTCGGGTGGTATCACCCTATACAGGTTTCAGCCGCCGTTGATGGCTTTTGTCCAACGCTCTGTCACCGCGTCAGGGTAATCGGCCGCATAGGGCGTGATTTCAACGTGGATGAGGCGCATACCGACAGGCTCAATAGTGCGTTTCCGGTACACGTCCCAGGTTTGACGGTCGCAGCGCCACCCTCGACCAAACCGGCCGGTGGCGTAATCGGCGATGTACTCAAGGCCGAGCCAGTCGTTCTCGACCACAAAGTCGATCATTGACATGGCTTGTGCGCGGCTGTTGGCTTCGCCGTCATAGGTCAGGTCGAACGCTCGCCACGAGCTGTGGACGCTGATGTCGTTTGGTTTGCCGCGTTTGTCGCGTAACGCGTAAATGCCAGCCAGTTGCAGCACCCCGCCGGTGAAGAAGATCATGTTGTTGGCGAACACTTGAGCGCCGCCACGTTCCGGCGAGCGTGGCTGTGGGCAGTCTTTGGTGCCGGTGTACGGCCGTTTTGCGCTCACTCTTTAGCCTTAATGATGGGTTCGACTGGTACGCCTGCTCTGGCGGCCATGCCGTTGCCAATGGCGTAACCAACAATCATGGTGAAAATGGGAATACCGGCTTCAGTGGTGATGGCGCCGATGGCCATAAGGCCGCTGATGAGCACCAACGCAACAAGGGCAATTAAGGCTTTAGGTGGATTTGCAAGCGTCATTAGGCGGCCCTGTAGATCAAATTAACCGCAAAATAATCGGTGTTTCCCCAGGTAAAAGGAACCGTTGCGCTGCTAGCTGCTTCGACTGTGTAAGTGCCTGCACTGTTTATAGCGAACAAATACACCTCGTCTTCGTCTTTCAAGTTCGGAAACGCAGGGTAGGAAGCAATACCGGCGTCTGTAAAACTGCATGTGCCAAGTGTTCGGTTGTATGTATTGCTGGCATTGACTGGCAGCGTCATTGTTATAAGGCCAGTGATTGCCGACGTTGTGCCAAGTGTAAAACGGCCCTCAACATGTACAAATTTGTTGAATTGCATGTAAGAAAACGCGCTGGTGCCGTTGCCAATAGTGACGTTTGTGTAGGTCGGTGTATAAGCTGTGTATGTTCCTGCGGCGTTTAATTCGCTGGCGGTCAATACTTGCCCCGCTAAAAATGTGCCAAATGTTGCCATGTGTGTCTCCTAGCCGATGCCTAGTGTATTCGTGTCCAAAATGCCAAAAGCGGTGCTAGTCAAAACTAATGGCACCCCAATCGCAGGGCTGAAATAAAACGTGTATGTCGCCTGCTCAAGGTCTTGAGACACATTAAAGCCCTCGAGGATGACGTTGTAGGTAGTTCCTCGAAATGTGACCGTAACCAGGCTGCCAATAACTTTGCTGTCCTGTTGGTTGCCAAGCACCGTGTCAAGATCAACGCTGCCAACCAAGCTGCTGTTAGTAACCAGACGGTAAGGCCGCGTTGCTGACTGGCTAAGGCTTGCTAGGTAAATGCCTGCGCAGTCTGTTGCTTGACCGGATAGTTGCAGGTTGCTTGTGGTGCTGTATGTGGTGTACGGGGCGGCGCCTGTCGTGGCACTGTTGGGGCCGCTGCCATTGTTGTAAGAAACCGTCACCTGGGTGTAGCTGTTGTCAATGGTTGATAGGAACTCAATCTGGTTGTAAAAGTAGGTGTTGGTCGCTGATGATTGGCTGCCAGTATCCGTAAAATTGAGGTAGTTAAGCGAGGCCTTAAAACCGTTGGTTGCGTACTCAAGGCTTGGGTTAGCGGTACTCATCCATTCTTGGAGATAACCGACGCTGCTAATCATGACGCTGTTAATAAAATCCAAGAACAGGCCTGTGTACGTTTCGCCCTGCTGTTGAAGCGTTGCGTTGATTGACTGGTCAAAATAAATGTTTGTTATGCCGGTGCTTAGGTTGGTGTTTAACGTGCTAATGCCGTTTGATAGGGGGCTGCCTGCTGTGATGCTGACAGCTGACGCTCGAGCGCGACCTGCCCGCGATTTGCCCCACGACTCGGCTGTGACAATCACGCGGTCAGCTGGTGCCGCACCTGTGCCAGCGTTGTAGGGGATGCCGTAGGTGCGTTGCACATCGGTAACGGGGCCGTAAAACGCCTGGTTTGATGCGCCGGTGACGGTTAATTTGACAAATGACCCAATGGTGGGCGCCGTAAATGTGCTTGCCGGGATTAGTTCAATTTGGCAAATGTCTGGCACCCAACGGTCAGTTATTTTTTGCCTGCCAATGCGCACATTGACGTTAATCACTTGGCTTGTTACGTCGGTGCTGCCGAATGTGACGGTGTATTGACCTGTGTACGATGCGGGCATGGCTATGGGGCGACGGTGCGGATGGGTATGTTGCCGTAACGGTTCATGTAGCGGCGCAGCGCGTTGACCACGGCTTCGGGGTCGCCACCATTAACGTTGATAGTGACGCCACCCATGCCACCGGCTCGATCTAGCGGCACAACCGCCTCGGGGCCAGCCTCACCAATAAGTGCCAATGTGGGGCCGGTGACGATGCCGCCGTTAGCCATTGCCGGTACTGGTAGGCCGCGTCGAGGCGCTGAACCGCCGCCACCAAACAGGTCGCCAATAACTCTCGAGATAAATGGCACGTTTGGCACGTTGATGCTTGCAAACACGTTGGCCGCACCAAATAGGAATTTCATGCCGCCTTTAGCGCGATCGTATGCGTCAGCTAGTCGCTCCAGCGCCATCGCAAGCGCGACGATGCCGCCTGCGGCTAGCACATACGGGTTAACTGCCATGGCAGCGTTCAACGCCAATGTGGCGCCAGCCAGGCCAGCAATAGCGCCAGCAATTTTAGTTACTTTGTCAGGGTTGTTCGCCGCCCAATCGGCAAAACCTTGCAGATACGGCATGGCTTCTTGCAGCACTGGCAGAAACGCGGCGCCTAGGCTTTCTTTGGCTTCGCCGATGGTGATGGCTAGCCGTTTCATGCCACCCTCCGCGGTGTTGGCCGCCGCGTCAGCTGCACCCTCAAAGTTGTACTGAAGTATGTTTAACACGTCGCTGAAATCGGCGCCATTTTTAATGGCGTCTTTAATTTCCGGTGACAATTGGCCAAGGGCTTTGGTATTGCCTGCGTAGCCCTTAGCGAGCGCCTGGCTAACACTGTCTAGGTCTTTGCCTGTGGCCGCTGAAATGTCAAGCGCCACATTGAGCAAATCCTGCGCGAGTGTCACTTCGCCGGTAGCCGTCACCAATTTAGACAAGGCAGGCCGCAAGTCGTCGTCGGCTGTGGCTGTCGCTCGAGACGTCGCACTAATAAAGTTTTCAACAGCAGCAATGGTTTGGTCGGTGGCGCCTGCTGATCGGCGTAACTGGCCTGCTAATTTGTCCTGGGCGGCTGCATCCTCAATAGCGGCTTTGACGCTGTCACCAAGAATTGCCGTTAGGCCTGCCATTGCTGCGGCAGCCGGTATAGCGGCCTTTTTGATAGCGAATTGGGCTTTTTCGCCGGTGGTTTCCAGTTGCTTAAACTGCTTGACGGCTTTTTGTACGCCTTTGCCGTCAAATTCGCTAATGATGGGAATTGAAATAGCCATTAGCTAAGTTGTTTCTGTACTTCACGCGATGCGGCCAACACGGTTTCACGCATACGGCTAGTAACTTCGGCGCTGTTCCGTTCATACGTCGGCCAAAGGACACGTTGCGCGCGACCAAAACGCGCTTCAAGGTTGTTGATAAATGCACGACCTTTGACGTTGGTGCCTTGTTTGCCTGCAAGCTCAAAGATGCTGGCCGCGGCGTCTTTCTGCTGGATGCGAATGACGGAAACGGCCCGCTTGCTGGTGTCAATTTTGACCTGCACCCCTGATCGAGCTTTGGATGCCGACCAGGGCAATAGTTGGCGGCTACCGGCTGACCAAATACGCGACATACCCGACAACGGCATGTCAGGGTAAGCGCCTCGAGCAGCGTCGACGACAGGTGCGGCAATGGTTTTGACGTCACGGTTGAATTGCTTGCGCAGTTCAGGGTCGATTTTGCGCAGGCTTTTGACGGCTTCTTTGGCACCTACCACTTCGGTTTTCACTGTGGCTGTCATAAGCGCCGCCGTTGTTCTTTCATGACGGTGGCCACGGTGGCCAGGTCTGCTGTGGTGAATTCTACTTCAGGCGGCCACCAGCCGGTTGTGACTAACAGTTCTGCTAGTTGTCGCCGGTAGGTGCCGCTTCGGTAGGGTTTTCGGACTCTTGGCTTACAACGTCGATGCTTTGCAGTTTTTTGATGAAGTCGTCAAACGCGGCTGGCACTGTGATGCCGTGAACTTTGCAGGCCTCGTACGCCAGGTACGCCAAATCTTCGACACCGATGCCTTGGGCTAGGTCGCTGGCTTTGCGCCTAAATTTGCGTTCCCATTGGGTTACCACCCACAGGTTCGTGCTGACTTCGTGCGTGTCGGTGCCTAAGTCGACGCGGATGGTTATTTGCATTGTCGGGACTCCTATGTCTAGACGGTTGTATCGACTGAGTATGTGCCGCCCACGAAAGTCACGTCGACGGTGGACAGTTCGCCCATGGTGGCGTTGATGACGGGCAGTTCAGCAAGAAACGCGCCGGTGAGAATGAAACCTGGGTTGGTGGCGCTGTCCGGCGGTGCCGCTGGTTGTACGCGCACCGTGGTCGTGGTGCCAACCAGCGATGCAAGTGTGGCGTAGGTTTCGGTTGCCGCGTACGACATGTACAGCGACAAGGTGACTTCGTGGTTGCCAAGGCCTGCAACGTATTTGCGGGCTGTGTCACCAAACGCGGTCGATTCGAGCTGATCAAAACGGTGCGTGAATGTGGCCGCGGTGCATTGGTCGGACAAATCGACGCTGTTGACGGTCACGACTGGGTTTGACAGGTAGGTGCTGGTTGCCATGGGCTACTCCTGGGCGCTGGTGGCGTCGGGTGCCGCTTTTTTGGATACTTTAGCCTTTGCAGGCTTGTC